ATAATAAGCACAATTGTCATCCTGTCAAGCCCCTGCGTCCATAATGATGGACTTGCCTTCCGTCCGCAGTGTGCTATACTCCACTCCTTCCGTAATCACTGTCTCGCTGGTCTTGACACGATACCCGCACTCTGCACACTCATATAATCGCAAGCGCTCCCAGTCGTCTGGCTTGCCATCATAGGTCAAAGTGTCTACAATTTTCATTCTGCCGCCACATACTGGGCAAATGATATTGCCTTTGGACATTTCGCCTCCCTGTTATAATAGCGTTCTATTGCCCTCTATTCTCTTGCTTGCGATCTCGCAGTATTCGGGGTTTAACTCTATCCCTATCCAGCGCCGTCCCAGTTTTTCCGCAACAACCGCTGTAGTTCCTGCGCCCATAAACGGGTCAAGAACAAGACCATTTTCTGGGCAACCTGCCTTGATACAGATTTCGGGTATATCTGGCGGAAAAACGGCAAAATGTGCGCCCTTAAAGGGCTTCGTAGAGATAGACCAGACTGTTCTTTTGTTGCGACCTTTAGGATTATAGGTTTCTCCGAGAGTTTTTGACCCGCCCCGCCTAAAAAGTATGTTATTTGCCTTATAGTTTTTATTTCTCACCTGTTGTGTCCACTTTTCTTGCGACCAATCCCGACTATGAGGTTCAAACTGCTGCTCAAAATAATACTTTTTCTGCTTCACAAAAAAGAAAATCTTTTCAAAATCTACCGTAAACCTATCTTTGACCGACTCTGGCATAGCATTTGGCTTATACCAGACTATTTGATTGCGCAATATCCAACTTCTATCTATCATCCCGATTGCAAACCGCTCCGGTATCATATAAAGAGACTTTTGTGGCACCTTAACTCTTTTTGGTGCTTTCCTCTTCATAAAATCAACTGTTCCTCTATTAGAAAACTGTTTTCTGGATGATGAAGAAACACCACCACCTCTCCAATTTTGACCATATGTATCACCAAGATTTACCCAAACCGTTCCTGTCGGCTTCAAAATCCTATAGACCTCACTAAAAATCTGCCACAACTTCTCCAGATATTCATCAAATGTTGGTTCTAACCCTAGTTGTCCCTCAATTCCATAATCCCTTAATGTCCAGTATGGTGGCGATGTTATCACACAATCTACATTTTCATCGGGGAATCTACGCAAAAGTGCTAAAGCATCTCCGTTATACAAAATGCCCTTGTCAGCCTCATAATATCGGTTCTCTTGCGGAAATTTAGCCTTCCAGTCCATTTTGCGCCCCTTAATATATTTCCCCATTCTCTATCCTGTGCAACCGGGCACGAAAATGCCCGCTATCGTCAAACTCCACCGTCGCAAACCCTTGCGTCCAGTTGTTAACCTTCGCATATTCCGCCTTCGCTGGGTCAGACAGGTGCCCAACAGCGCCACCCCAGAAAGTCGTGCCGTCAATCCGCTTGAATATCTTCTGTTGTTCCCGGTGCCAGTGTCCGACAATGAAGTGGTCGTGGATGTTTTTCCAAATCACATTGGTGATATATTCTGGATTCCCGCCCCTCATCTTCTCGTGCCCGTGCAAGTGCCAAAGGGCGCCTATTCTTATCGGTCCGCTCATATACTCTATGTTGAGACTGTCCAGATGTAATAATTGCGGCAAAAAACCATCTAAAAGGTCATACAACTTCTCTGCATTCTTCAAAATATATCGCTCCAAGCGTAGGGAATGATTGCCTTCTAAATACACTATCTTGGCGGTTGGGAACCTTGCCCGCAAATCCTCCAGAAATTGCCGGGTCTGTTTCAATTCTCCACGCAAGTTAAATCCTCTCGGTTTGCGTATAAACGGCGAAATATCATACATATCAATCAGATCGCCAAGTATCACAATCAAGTCCGGGTGGAACTTATCACCATACGACAGCGCCGCCTCAACGGCAAGCGGGTCGTGATATGGTATGTGCAGGTCGGCAAGTATTAACTCACGGCGGGCAATTTCAAAGCGGCGAGGTTCAAACTTGATGATTGATTGATTTTCCAGCGCAAAGATAACTCCACGGGCAAGGGCTTCTGTTATGTGCAGGGCTTCGGCTAACTTCTTTCGGCTCAACTTCTCTCCACGGCGCTCAAATTCCCGGTATAATATTACTGCACGGCGCCATAGTTCTGGTGTCAGTTGCATTTATACCCCCTTGCTCTGCATTTTCTTCGCCCTGTTCTGGGCTTCGTGCACAAGCAATGATTTCCATGCCTCACGAAGCCCGTCGTAATAGCCCACATTATAGCCGTCCCAGAACCCCTTATAATACTCTAACCGGCGCCCCAGAAAATAACCAAGGGCAAAGGATAGTAAAACGCCGATTATCACTATGATGATATCCCCAAGCATTATACCCCCTCAAAAGACCTCGTCTATCCAGTCAAATAGACTATTATAATCGGGGAAATCAAACGACTTCTCCCAGACACCGTCTTGATAATACTCCACCACAAACCCTTTCCGGGGTCTGTATCGTATCACCATAGCCTGCTCATTAAGTTCCGAAATCTGCTCCAGTATCTTGCGCTGATGTACTTTAAGACGCCCGCCTTTATATTTCAACTCCACCGCTATATTGCTCCGCCGTGTGCACAATATCCCGTCAAACGGGCGCTTGTGGGCTTCAGGGACATAATAGGTTCCTGCTTCTGTCCGGCGAGGTATCACATCGGGAATTTTGACATATAGCCAGCCCTTTAGCCATTTCGCCTGTTCGGCAAAAGACTTCTCAAACTCACGCTCATTCTGATACTTGGGTATCTCGGTTATCTCCATTACTTATCTCCTTTAGCCATTCATCTATTTTTCTTTGCAACTTTTCGCTTATATCTACCACTCGGAAATGTATATCTGACCCCGCATAATCTTCAGGCTCCACTACTGTTTCACATCCTCGCACAATAATCATCACACGCTCCCCTTCGTCTTCTATTATATAGAGTTCTGATAATGTTATATGCTCCACTATTTTCATTTCTCTCCTCTCTATTTTCAAATTACCCACATCTTGTATCCTGTCAAGCACTTTTCCACAATATCTTGTGGTTAAAACGGCATATCCTGTTCCTCTGCTTCTGCGTCCTCTTTCTGCACCGGCTCATAGTCCCGGAACTCCATATAATCACCATCAAATTCCGTGATACACCGCCCCGTGTTGCCGTGTCTATTCTTTGCCAGTATCAAGATTGCCTTGCTTCCCAACTCCTCGCCTTCATATATCTGCCCGTCCATTTCCACTTTCTTCACATTTTCCTTGTCTGGGCGCCAAACAAATAGTATCTTATCTGCCCCCTGTTCTATATCGCCGCTTTCCCGCAAGTGATGTAATCTTGGCGGTTCCTTCTTTTCCACGGCGCCCCGGTTCAACTGCGCAAGCCCCAGCACACTTATCTCATACTGTTTCGCAACCTCGGACAATTGCTTGATTATTTCCCCTATCTCTTGATGACGCTTGATATTGCGGCGGCGCTCCACTGGGTTAATCAACTGAATATAGTCCACCACCACAAGACCGCCAACCGGGTATTTCCGCCGAAATTCCCGCACCTGATTGATAATGTCTATCATATTCGTGCGGGGGTTGTCGTATAATATCAACGGTTGCCCTTTCACTTGCTCGCTATATCGTTGTATCTGTTCCATCTCCTCGTCTTTCAACCAGCCCCCAGATAACCGGCGTCCGCCTATCCGTAAGTCGTGCGACATCAAGCGCATAATCAATTGCGGCGAGGTCATTTCCAGCGAAACAAATAACACCGGTTCCCCACGCCGCAAATAATTAGATACCACCTGTATTGCCAACGCCGTCTTGCCGTGTGATGTGCGCCCGGCAAGGATGTTCAAATGCCCCGGCTCCAGCCTGACTATATATCGGTCAATCTTCGTGCCTGTTATCACTGGCAATTGTTTAATCTTGCGCACCATCTCCAAGCGCTCAATCGTGTCCAGATACGCCTGATAATAGGTCTGGCTCCCGTAATATCGCTCGTTATAGACATTGCGGGTCTCCATAATAGTCTGTGCTAACTTGTCCATTTCCTCGGACATCTCCTCTACCGACTTTGACCGCAAACCCATAATTTGGGACGCTATATTTAGCATTTTTGTTCGCAATACACTCCAACGCAACATATTCAGGGCGTCCTGTAGTTGAGCGGGTGATACAAGGGACTTATCGGCAAGCCACTCGCCTATTATGGACGCATACTCTATCGGCAGATACTCCATCACTGTTGTAGGATTGATTTCTTTGCCGTCCGCACGGCAGCGCATTATGGCGTGATATACACGGCGGGTCGTCGGCGTGGAGAAGTATTCAGGCGTCACGATTTGGAAAAATTCCTGTTCAAAATAGGGGTTCAGGTTTAATAACATTCCGGCAAGCACAATTCGTTCGTTGATTAACTGCGGCGATTCCTCTTTCTTTGACATTGCGTCCCCCTTATAGTTTCACGGCGTCCTCTTTCCTCTCCTGCCGGCGCTCCTCCAGATACTTGTAGGGGTTCCGGTCTGTCGGCAGGTTCATTTGCTCATATTTCCGCAGTGTCCGATAGAACCGCTCCAAGTTGAAATTCTTTGGGTCGCCACCGTTCCGCAGGGTCGCAATCATCTCGTCCACCGCCCCTGTTATCCAGTAATCCGGCGCCGCCATATTCACAAGGCGCTCCACAACCACCGGCGAGGGCGTTGTCCCCAAGTATTTGAGATGCGCCCCGATGTATTTCAGGACGCCCGCATACCGGGGGTGGCTACGCTCCAACTGTTTTCCGTGACGCTTCCAGACCGCCCGGAAATCTTCAAGGCTCCACGATAGCCAGTCGTCAACCGTGCCTATGTCTGGCGGTAGGTCTGGTATCTTTGTAGACTGACTGTTGGCTGGGGAAGGATTTGATGGGTTTGATTGGGGAGCGCTCTCTATAATCTTTCTCTTTTTTACTTTCTCTTTTTTACTAATATCTTTCTTACTAATGGTGTCGGGGTTCTCCGTCGACGGCTTACCCGTCGTCGGATTTTCCGTCGACGGATTTTCCGCCAAAATGTAATCATAACCTGCAAAGCGCCCTTGCTCATCCTGACAAGGCTTGCGCCGTAAATAACCGGCTTCCTCTAACTCTTGCAAACCCGACCTTATACTGTCTTTCCCGTCCTTGAAATCTTTGGCTATGCGGTCAATTGCAAAGCGCCAGCCGTCTGGTTTGCTTTGTAAATATGCCCACAGCCCCTTTGCCTTTGCGGAAAGGTCAGGATTGTTGAGGATTGACACCGGGATGGTGCCATAGCGTCCCTGAACATATAACTTGCTACTCATAGAACAACCTCCTCTATTTCATATCCTTCTTTTTCCAACATCGCCTTGGTTGTTTCTATTTCCTGCCCCGACAATCGGAACCACTCGCCTTTTACTCTTTTTTCCTGAAATCTGTTATGCAAATCCTTTTCCAGTTTTGCCATATCATCGGTTTTGATGGTAAATAGTAATTTAATGTTCACAGGAGACATAGTTCGCAGGTTTTCTAATCGCCTTTTATAGTCTTTACTGCGCCCGATTTTAACCAGTCCGTTCTCACCTTGAAGGAAATAGATATAACCTGCTTCTATATGGCGTGTAGGTTTGCTTTTTTTACATAACTTTTGCTCATCCTCTTTTCTCTGGATGTATTGGAGTAGATTATACTGGTCTATTTCTTCATCGGGGTGTTGATTATAATAGCGTATAATTTCGTCCAAGAGTTTTTTGACTTCACGCCAAGGATACACAAAACCCCAACCATTCATCAAATATATCCCGTCGGTTGTTCTTACAGGTATGAAGGATAGCAAATGTAGTGTGTTTGGGTTGTTGGGGTCAATAGCAAATAGTTTCGGCGAGTAGTTTCGCCTTGCTTCAGTTTCCTCTGTTCTCATCTTGCCCTCCTTGTGGGAGATAATAAGACCGGGGGAGAGGGCAGGTAGGGAGAGACGGCTAACTCCAACCCCCGGTCTGACTTCAATGCCAAATCTTTGTTGTTCTCGTTTCTCATTTCCGTCTCTCCCTCTTTACCTGCCCGCCTATAATATATAGCCAAATTTCGTTTTGTCAAGTCCTCCCGCCCATCACTATGGACGATACAACAACATCTTGCGTTTGTCAAGGAGAAATACACAATATCTTGTGGTCAGTCCGCCTTGCGCTTGCCCTCAAGCAACTCCTTCTCACGGCGCAGGGTCTGTAAATCTTCTATCAGGTATTTAATTCTCGTTCCCAGCGCCGCCTTTTCGTTGTGTAGCAAGGAAACACTATCTAATAGTTCACAGTATTCCCTCACCAGTTCCCGGAACCCGTCCAGCGGCAACGATACCTCCACCGCCTGCACATAGTAGGGTTCCGACCTGATAATGCTCCAGCCCCACTTGACTACGCAGTCGTGATTGCTCATTGCCCGCACATCTTCGGGGCTATTTGACCACCGACGCCCGCACACAAGGCAATAATGCCACACCGGGTAGCGCCCCTTACTGTCTGGGTTGGTGATTCTCATTTTGACGCCTCCTGTAATAGTTCCCCTGCAATATACTGCTGCACAATCGCCCGCAGCAGCGCCGATAACGACATCTTGCGCCGCCGGGCTATGGCAAGCAACATCTTGTAGTCCTCTGTCTCGGTGTCAAAGGTTATGCGTTTAGGATTTTTCAATATCCTTTTCGCTCCTCGCTTTTCACTCATTGCACACCCCCTGTTGTCAACTTATACGCCACTCTTTTAGACATTATTTGCCTTCCTGTAATAGTTCAGGATTCTCAAAGATATTACCTACAACCTTAATCTCATCGCTCCAAAAGCTAGATAGGCTATTGCTCTTTAGCAAGATACCGTCTTTCTTTGTTATCTTCTCTACGCCATCTATATAATAAGAGCCTACTGTATACTTCACCACCCCTCGTTGCCGTTCTAAATATTCCACTATATCGCCTTCATATATTTTTTGATGATAGGCGCCTTTTGCCCCCGCATACTGCATTAACACTATGTCGTCAAATTTTAATGCAGTATATTTATTACCATCTTTGATTATTATTTCCTCATTTTCAAAGTCTATCTTGGCTATATTGTTGGGCTCTATCATCCTTTTGTTCTTCTTATCCCACGCCCGGTACTCTATGGGCGTAAATCTTAATGCGGATACCGTCATCAAGCACCTCCTTTTTTATTTGCTCTTCTGTGCATTATCTTTCTTTGATATTTTGATTGCAGTTTTCTTATCCCACTCGCCCCCGATTATTATCATCCGGGGCACCGTGGGTATCATCATCACCGTCATTTCCAGCGTCGTCTTCATATCACCTCACTTTGATTACTGCGCTTTCCTTCTCTATTACCTCCGCCCCCATTATCGCCTTGCCCTGTTTCCACAACTTCAGGATTGCCGACTTAATCGGCTTGCGTTCCACTTTGATTATCGGCACGCCGTCTACCTCATCGGGCAAAGCGTCAGGGTTAATAACCTCCACCCGTTGACTGCGCCGGGTATAGACACGATAATTGCCAGCGTCCACTTTTCCGCCTTTCTGTTTGGCAACCCGGAGTAGCACGGCTTTTAGGCGCTCTACAACCCGCTCGTGCTCGTGGCGGCGCTTGGCAAGGGCGATTTCCTGTTCCCGCAAGCCGTTGATAAGGTGTTCCCGATTGAGGACTTCTTTGACCACATCCTCAATCAAGGTGTCCTGTTGCTCCAATAATTCCGCAAGGCGCTCCCAGACTTCGGGGTTCTCCTTGATTTCCCCGGTCTCCGGGTCAACCGTCCCCTCGGCTTGCTCCAGCAACGCCTCAATCTGGGCGCTAATTTTGTAGAGTTGATAATCCTTTGACATCGTTTACCTCCTGTCTTTGCGGTTTTTCCTTATATCTTCACAAATCATACATATCAGCATACTCCACATGCCAACAAGCAATGCTATGTGTGCGATTTTCCACCACATAATATCACCCCCTAAAACGGTATATCCTTTTTCGGCAACATATCGTCGCCGAAATCTGTTATATCATCCGGCGACGGGATAACGATATTCAACTCGTCAAGCGCCCACTTTCGGCAACGCTCTATGTAGTCGGTGAACTCCGCCGTGTTTAGCGTAGTCGTTGACCGCACCCACTCTATCACGCCGTCTGTCTGGCGCAAGAACTTATATTTGAGGTGTGTGTGCACCTCATCGGGGTCGTGTCCAGTATAGTCCGCTATCATCTTAACGACCACGCCCCAATAATACCGGTTCTGTTGTAATGTGCGTTGCGGGAGTGCACGCTTGATTTCTACTTTCACTGGACGGGCGGGCTTGCCGTCCTTGATGTATCGGCAATAGTATCGGTATAACTCCCGGCAAGCCCGCTGGTAATCCCCTCTATTTTTGACGATGATTTTCATATCTCTATTCTAACGATTGGGGTTTTATTATCCTTAATAGTCTTGCCTATCATTTTTTTTATTATCTTTTTGCGCTTCATTTTCATTATTTTAGTCAATCTTTTACCCGCCTCTTTCATTGCTTTTACTATAAGATTTAACTTTTCGGGCGATATATTATCACCCTTTCGAATAACGAAGTGGATATCGCAGGATATATCTACTATAAGATGTTCCGTCAAAAATTGGAAATCGTGTATCATATAGAACCGTGGAAATTTCCCCCAGTAAGAATTAGGTAATTCTAAAGGATCTGCAGCATAGAAATCTTTAACTCTATACTTTCCATTAGTTTTCTTTTCTACCTCTATCCACGCCCGCTTGATATAGGGGATTTTGCTTTCTTCTGCCATCTTGCACCTCTTGTTGTTTGGTTTACTTGCCCTTCTCCATCTTTCCAAGTTCGCCCATTAACCACTCGCCAAAGCCCCCCATATGCTTCTCCTGTTCCGCAGTCAGTTTCTCCTGTGGTGTTGCCAGCGCCTCTTTGACCTCTTTCAGGCGGGTTATTACCTTGCTTGCCTTGTTTTTATCGGCATCGGCAAGCAATGTGGTAGCAAGTTGGTGGACTGTGTGGCTCTCCAAATCGTGATTGATATACTGCGGGGCTATTTCGGCGAGCAGTTTGCAGACCAGATTGAACTGCGGTTGGCTATAAGTGGATTTTTGGGGTTGCAATGAGGTTTCCTGTTTCTGCATAGCACCTATAACCTCATTTGCGCTGGCATATTCGCCGGAAAGAAATCCTATACTTGCCAGCGCACGACCGATTGCCGAGGTTTCACAATTTTCAAGGGCGGATGTTTTGTTGATTTGGCTGGTGTCTCTATATTCCTCGGCAAGTCCCGACCCCACTATAATACCGTCCGGCGTCTTTATCAGTGCCTGCACGACAACCCGGTCATCTGTCAACTCTACAATTCGGGTTTCCAGACAATAGGCATTGTCAGGGACGGGGAATTTTTCTCGCCAGCGCCGCAATCGGCTGGCAACGGTTTCATACTCCCGCCCGTGAATTTTGATTGTCTGTTTCTCGCTCATACTTTACCTCCCGCTTGTTAGTTGTTTGATTTTCGCTCGCACCCTCCACCTATGGCACCGGGCACGCCGGCGCCAAGTGAAGCGCTTGAGTAGTCTGTTAATCTTGCTCATTTGATACCCCCTTGCTTGTGGTTTTACGGCGCAACTCGTCCCAGTCTATAACATCATCGTCTATATCGTCAAATATATCGTCCTCCGTGTGCGTAATCACACGGTTGACGCAATCACGCCCGTAGTTAGATAGATAACACTCCCAACAATTGTGGGCGTCGTTGCTTATGCAGTATGGTGGTCTTGGTATGCGCATAGTATCCTCCTGTCTTGTGATTCAAAACAAAACCCCCGTGCCCTTGCTGGGCACGGGGGTGGCAATTGCGAGCCCCGTCCTTATTTTCCCCGCCGGAGTATCCGGATAATTGCCCGGATGAGTCCGACGAGGTGGCGCCATATTTCAGGCGCCTGCTGTTTGATAATTTTTAACTCATCCACTCTCACCTCCTGTTAGGGTTTGCAAATAATAACCCCTGCCCCTTGTAGGGCAGGGGTATAGATTAAGTAATATCCACACGCACCATACGGGCAGGGACAACTTTGTGGTCATCCAGAAATTGCTGTGCCCGCCTGATAGCCGCAACGATACGCGGCACCTTTTCTTCAGGCACCGCCGTGACCACCTTAAATCGCCATCCCTCGGGCTCGGCGGGAAGACAGTTAGGGGGAATGAATCTTGGCTCCTCGTTCTCCCATGTTTTGGGCTCTTTCTTCCCCCAGCGAGAATTGGGATATTCATCCCATATATCCGGTGGGTAGGGACCCTGAAACCGGTCAAATTGCTTCAGCCATCGCAAGGGGAGGGCGATGACCATCTCCACTTTCTCCCCCTCCCGGTGGGAGGGCACATAGATATACCCCCTCAACCTCTGCTGCTTGGGGGCTTGGGCGCCCCCGCGCTTGACGATGATACGCACATCATCGTCCATAGGGATTGCGTAAATATCCACCACCTTACACCTCCTGTTTTTTTGTTTTTACCCCCGCCGGCACCAGCGGGGGCGGTTGCGTTAAGGGTGGTGCCACCCGTCAACGAATAATAATTAACGATATATCCGCGGCTTCCCAGCCGGGGTTTTCCGCCAAAAACCTGTCCCGGTCATCGGCGGTATCAAATGCCCGCCATTCAAAACCGGGTTCCCACCCCCCATCGGGGGTAGGGACATACCACGGGAATCCATAGGGTTCGTAGTTGGCGGCGTAATATGGGATGTTTCCCATTTTTCCCCTCCTTTCTTGCCCCCGCCGAAGCGGGGGCGGGTTAAAGGTTAATTATTATTGTAACTTCCCTATTTTCTTCCAAAATCGGACTGCACATCTTAACTCGGATGCTTTAATTCCCGTTTCCTTTTCCACCGCCCGCTCAAAATCCCATATATTACGCCCCTTAAATTTAGGCTTCAGTTTCAGGACTGCCGCATTCCACTTTTCCCGCCTCTTCTGGGTTTCTTCAGGCGTCCATCCTTTCTCAATCCATTCCCGTGCCTTTATCTCCTCAAGTTTCGCCTCCAGTTCTTTTTTCTCTTGCCTCAACTGGGCAACCTTTTCTTGGTCGCCCTTGAATGCACAATTCCGCCATTCAATCACACTTATTTCTGCTTTTATCTCCTCAATTCTTTTCTCTATCCGCCCTTTTGGGGTCTGCCACTCCGCCTCCATCTTCTCCCGTTCCCGCCTTTTCAATTCCTCTTTATAGGGGTTCCAACCATCGCCCCCCTCGTTCATCTGGCGGTCATATTCCGCCGCCGCCTTTCTCAATTCCGCCTCGGTCATCTTTTTGATGTCTTTCATCTTACCCTCCTTTGGTTTCTTCCAACTTTCACTTATTTAGTTGCATTTCCCGTGCCAATTTTCTTGATTTTTTATAATTTTTTCTTGATGTTTTCGCAAGCCCTTGATTTTTAAGGCGTTGCGGGGACAAAAAATTTTCAAGGTTTTTCAGACGGGGTGGGTATCAGGTGGTCAATTTACATCGTTTTCTTGCCATTTTGACATAGGGGTTAGGGGTGATTGCTATAACGCATTATGATTTATAGATTTACGGCGATTGTCAAAATGACATAAAATTGTCAATTTGACAAAAAGGTAAATTTTTTGGTTATCAGGCGTTAAGTTGGCATAGTTTTTGCGTTGTAAAATTTGGCGTCTGCAAGGCTATTTTTTGCATTTTGCAATAGCATTTTGCAAATTTTTCCCGGTAGCAATTTCCGTGCCAGATTTTGCGGGGGTTATTTCATCATTTTTACGATTTTTGTCAACCCTTCAATCCCTACATCTTGGGTCTTGCGGGCAATCACACCACAACATATTGTGGTTGTCCCCAGATAATTACAACATATCTTTGACCGCTATCCGTATTACGCCCCAGATTGCCCCAGATTGCGACTTTTGGGGCGGGTGAATATGTTTACCCTTGTCGCCCACAAAATTGATTGTCGTGCAAATATGGGCGTCTGACGGCAATTTTCGGTTTTTCGGCGCCTTGTCAAGTATTTTAGGCGTCCATATCTTGTGGTGGGCTATGCTGGACACCCCAACATATAGGGGCGCCCAGAAAACAAAAACCCGCCGTTGACATCCCGGGTGCCGGTGTGCACGCCCGACCCCGGGGCAACGACGGGGGGCTTAATTTGTGTGGGGGAAACACCCCCACACACAAATGGAGGCGGGGGGAATTGAACCCCCGTCCGGCTGGTGGCATTGCGCCCCTACCAGTCGTCTACCCCTACGGTCGCCCCCAAGATTGATTACTTGCCGTTGCCTGTATCCCTATCGGTATCATCACCAGTCTCTGGTGTATCCGGCGGCTCGGTGGTATCGTCAATCTGGCGGATAATTTTGTCCCAGACTATCCGCAGGACTCTGTCGTCCTCTTTGCTCGCCGTAGCCTTGACCACCGCCCGGGCAATGGTATAGGCACCGACCACGACACCTACTATAATCGCCCAAGTCTCCGGGTTAATAGTGCCCTGCAAGACCGGTATCAACATACCTATGACCGTCAGAACAGTCAACCAGAATTCACTTGTTTTGACACCTTTTCTCATCTTTCGCACCTCCCGATAAGTTTTATACGCTGTCCATACTAACTTGGCTATGCGCCAAGCCTTGCGTAGATTCGCCTTTATCTTCATATTCACCCCCTATATACGCTTATAATCCACGCAATCAAATTAAATATAGTCCCGACACCTATAACAGACACCACCCATTTCGTCAACCCTATTGCGCCCTTGACCTTCTCCAGATAACTCAACCGCTTGTCTATTTTATCAAGGCGTTGCTTGATTTCCGCAAGGTCTTGACAGACCATTTCCAGCGTGCCTGCTAATTCACCAATTTTGTATGTAGGGTCTCCATTTGGCATTTTCGCCCCCTTTTATTCTAATTCCATATCTTGCAACATCAAATAATAATCCTCTATCCTATTGATATACTCAAAGGTCTCGTCAGGCAACTCATTCATTGGCAGGGTCTGTTCCGCCTTGCCAAATCTTGACCACAACCCTAACCGCCAATTATATTCCGCAAATACCCATTTCATTAACTCTTGCCACGGCAAATTCGGCATAACTTTGCGCAATCGCACATATAACCACCTATCATACGCCACACCCGCCCGGATATTATCCTCTATACGCCAGATATTTTCACATTTCGGTTCTATCGTTTCAGCAATAAATTGGAATGTTGCCGGCATCAACTGCATTATACCTATTGCCCGTCCCTGTTCAGGTATCACACGCCCGACCGCCTCGGCGTCCAGCGATGATTCCGCAATCGCTTGCGCCATTATCATTTTTGTCAACTCTGTTAGGTTGACATTACCAGATGCAACCTCTTCAACTTGCCCCCACTCTTCATTTATAATTCGCTTAAATATCGGATAATAATATTCAATTCTTGCCTCTAACCTTGCGGGTATTTTGTCCATATAGCCTCCTTTTTAGCCAGCGAACAACCGCCAAAATATCAATCTTCACCATTAAACCCTTTGATTTCAGGCGGTTTATCATCATCTTGATTTTCCTGTTCGCTATCTTCATTAACCATAACACCCCCCATTTGTAGCAATAGCCAGTTTTTGACTATGTCTGCATTCACCTTTACAGGCATATTATACATATCATCAGGGTCTATATCAAGTTGCACGCCCCTTAATATGATTTCCTTGACCTTTAATTTCATCGGGTCACATCCCATTTGATTTTCAGTGTAGATTTCCAGATAGTTTTGACTGTTCCGTCCGACAAGATCAACTCTATATCCGCAGGATAACTCATTGGGGTTTGGTTAGTCTCTGCACTGGTCAATTCCAACCGCATTTCACCTTCGGTTGGGTTGGTTATAGTCAATTCTTTCTGTATCACATACGCCGAACTATTCTCACGGGTGCGAGCCGTGAATATCGCAGTAGCATCTGTCAAGTCCACGGGGTTCTTGTTGGCGTCCAGAACCGTTATGTCTATCGTCAGATAATCGCCTTTATACACCTCTATGCTCCGATTGTTCTGTCCGTTAAGTGTCGCAATCAACTCGTCAGATGATAACTGGACAATCAGGGGTTCTATGCTTGCCGTTTCCCACGACCCTTCGCCGTGATTTGCCGAGAGTTGGCTATCAATTTCCGTAATAGTTGCCCCTGACCACGAACCAGCACCGTGGGTAGAGGACAATTGACTATCAATCTCCACCACCGTTGCACCTTCCCACGACCCTTCTCCGTGCGTTGCCGATAACTGACTGTCTATCTCCATAACCGTAGCACCTTCCCAACTTCCAGCGCCGTGCGAATCTGATAATACACTGTCAATCTCATCAGGGGTTGCTCCTTCCCAAGACCCCGTTCCGTGGCGGACGTCAAGTGTATCGGCTATCTCGCTCGCCGTCAAACTACTACTACCACCACTGCCTTCCCACGAACCCTCTCCGTGTATACTGGACAGATAATTCTCTACTTGCAGGACAAAGTGATTATATCCTGCGATTTCGGGGACATCACCATTATAAGCCCCCTGACAATTATTATTGTGCGTCCACGACTTGGCGCCAAGTGTCCACTGGCTATCATTGACCGCCAGACACTCGCCATTGATGTCCGTCAAGGGCGCCACAATGTGCAGACTGTCCATATCTTCCACATAGACTTCAGGCACGCCCCATATCTGGCATAGGCTATCCTGCGGAAAATAATCTATACTGTCAAGTATCGGGTCTCGCACAAGGCAATTTATGGTATCCCAGTCACATATATCGTTTTGCGGGTCAGAAGTGACGCCATATGCTGGGTCAAAGACGCAGTTGTAAAAGCGTGCAAAATAGGGTTGGTTGGCGCTGTTATATGTTATTGCCCGCCCACCTATAAAAATACAGTTGACAAATATCAATCTAACCGAGTTGCTTGCTTTAATAGGCAGTCCATCGCCTAAAATAGTAGCATTTACAAGGATAACTGTGGAGTATGAGGGAGTATTAAAACTTTTGCTTTTATATAAATCGGCTTCAGAGTAGAAATAATTTCTGCTCTTTACTCCACCAGTGGAGTTTATTTCGTTGCCACTAAATAAAATAGGATAATTACTTATTATTTGATTAGCACTAATTTTGCAATTTTTATAGAAATTAAAATAACTACCACTACCATACAATAAATTCCCCGTCGTATGAATATAGCAACCCTCAAAGACAGAACCATAATTGTAATACATTATATAATTTCCCGAATAACTCGTCAATTCGCAATCTTTATATATAGCAGAATAAGTATAATAAAAGGGACGCTTCCCGCCCGCTATGAAGCAGTTTACAAATTTTGCTGTGCTACTTTGAATTTTATTTATCCCATCATAATTTATATTATCAGTATAAAGCGAACAAGAGTGGAAACTTGTTAAACCGTAAATATAATACGCCGCATAATTATCTGGACTGTAAAAGGTCATATGATTAAAATCCATATTGGCGGTGTTTTGATTTACATTCAAAGCATATCCACTTGACCTACGCACCTGAATATACCCGCTATCAGGATACCACCAGTCTATTTTGCGCTTGTAGTAATAATTTGAAGATGGTTGCGTCACGGTTTCGTCATATATATTCCCACTTCTGTTGTCCACTATCACGACACCGCCATCGGAAAGCGCATTAAGACCCGCCATAATTGTCGCCTTTGGAGCGGACTGCGTTCCAGCGTTGGCATCATCGCCAAGACTATCCGAGACCCAGATTGTATCGTCAGGATATACGCCCCAGATAATAGACAAGACAAGAGGCAATATTATGATGATTTTCCTCATTTAACACCTCCATTTATACTGTCCTGAACGGCTTTATAAAGCACACTATCAACCCAAAAGGTATCATATTGCGCACACCGAGCGCCAAAGCGCCGTGAGGTTATATCCTCGCAATATCCTAACCTCTGTTTGGCTATAATCACGGTGTCCTTGTAGAACGCTATCATCACGGGGCGTTGCCTATCACCTGCGGTTTCCCACTCTATTATCGCCGAACTATCACTATAACTGACCACCGCCGAGAATGTATCAATATCGGTCTTGACCAAACTATTTGCCCACAAAAGCAGAGCCCCGAAAAGGATGATAATTATCGTTTTTCTCCTCATCTCAACCCCCTGTTATCACTTTCTCGGTGCGTAGAATGTATCAGCACCGATTATAAACCACAATGTATCACCGCTTGCGTCTATACTCCACTCTTTAATCCACGAAGCACCTTGTCCACCTATTCTGATACTGTCGGCTTCCAGATGCCCAACATCACTATTATAGAACCCCCACTCAATTATAATCGTGCTATCCACACTCCCCGTCACGACACCGCCAGCAACTTGCGGATTTAGACCTCGCAAATCCCTATATTTCTTACCGTCCGACAAATAGACTGTGCTGTCACCCTGTGTTGACCAGATAAACGCCGCAATTAAGAAACCAGTCCGCCTGAATTCGTCCGGTATCTGCGTGGGTATCATATGCCACTTGTCCTGTTCGCAGAGTGCTATTTGATTATATGTATGTCCACCCTCTTGCACATTAAGATATAATCGGAATTTTGAAGTATCAGTAGAAACCGCACCCCATAAGACCATCCAGAGATATTCATTGGCACCAAAGGGAGAACCGTCAGCATACTCATATATATCACTCAAACTGTCAAAATGTGCATAATTACTATCTGCCCAGTTTATTACAATCAATTTATCCCCTTTTCTGTTATCCCTCGCTGGCACATAGAAATGCTTGTTATTCATTATTAGACCATTAGAAATCGCCACACTTTTTGCTCTTATGGTAGGTTCAATTCCGCTTATATAATCCGCTTCCTGTAGAAGATTGCAGTTGATATGTAGCAAACTCTGATTGACAGAATTCATAAAGTCGTGATAATTGAAAATCTCAACGGTATCTGCGGCTGTATCAATTCGCCCTATAATATACTCGCCAATATAGACCACACTATCAACGACAATATAATCATCTTGAATAATGTTAGTATTCGTGTCAACCAAATCGGGTTGTCCATTGTTATAAACATAATACACGAAATTATATGCTGGTGTATCGGTATCAGTATGGTGCAATCTTACACTATCCGGTAGGGTAATCCAAATTTGTTCGGCATCGTAGCCCTTTCCGGATTTGCTAAAGAACAATAATATACTGTCGCTTTCAAAGGCGTCATTATATAATTTCAGAAATGCGCTTGTATCGTGAACCACTATATCGGTCTTAATAGCAAATTCACTTGCCCCCGTTGCTATATTTCTAATTCGTGGCGAAAATTCATAAATGACCGTATCAATACAAGTAGAATAGCAACTATCAATGACAACCCAGCAGTATTTGTCACCTGTTATAGCACCTGAGCATATAACATTTGCTCCCATATTCGCAAAGGTTGCGGAATCTTGAGGATTTATCCGGCGCCGGTATTCAAAGCACAATGTATCCGGGCAACACGGAGGAATTATCAGGGTATCACTATTCCGCCAGACTATATCGGTAGAATCGCTCGCCATCTTAAACCCCAGCAAGACCTGTCCACCTATATATGGCGACTGGTCGCTCCCCACACCTATATTGACCTTAATCGGGGACTTGTAATTCAGGTCAGTTGGCGCAATTTCGTAAATATGCCATCCATAGAATTCAGAAGGAATCGTATCTAAATAGAACAATTCCCCGTTGACTGTTATGAAATGCACGAAATCATCAGCGAAAGTTGTTATAACCCAGTGTGGTTGTTCGTTATTCAGGGCTTCCAGTGTGCTTTCAGGATATATCCACGCAAAATCTATAACCTTTGAGAACAATTCCAGTTTTGCCGTCCGCCTATCACCGTCATCGCAATTGCAGGTATTCCAATAGTCTGTTCCGGTGCAACGCTCAGTATTATAATGGCAATGGCAACCGCAAGGACGGGTAAAGACCCCATAGGCATCCAATGTATCCCAGTCCATATAGATTGACTGCACAGCAAGAATTGTATCAGCACCATTATTGATTATTATCGTATCATCACCAAAATAATAATTGATGCTATCTTTAACCATATCTTCATAGGTATTATGTGTTGAACAGGTATTCTGCACGGCATAATATGGCTCGGTATAGCCTATTCCCGCCATATAACCACAAGACGAAAGCGTATAATTGACCCGTTCTGACCATACATCCGGCAATAATCTATGCCAGCATACCCGCCAAGTCGTATCAATGCAGGTGAACAGGTCAAAACTATCAGTCCACACATAGACATCGCTATCATCGCAATATCGCCACCATATATCTCCGGTATGAGACCCGCCCGAAGGATGTAAATATACAGTATCATCAAGGTGGACATAATACTCATCGCCGGTCAAACTATCAACAACCCAGAAACCAGCGTTTTGAAGGACAAGACTGTCCACAAAGATTGCCGTGTCTATGTAAATGTTCGTGTCGCAATCATAACACACCGTATATATCAGGTTTCGGCGCCCCGGTCGGTATATGTCGCAAGTATCGTTGATGTTATCAGTCAGCAGTTCCCAATATGCATAGCGTTCTATTCCCGGCGATGTCTCCGTCCTCTGCCACCAAGTTATTACCAGCACACTATCGCAGAATTTGCACCAGACTGTATCATACGGCGAGGTTGTAGTATCAATCGCCACAATAGTGCTATCGCACATATATCGGTTGATTGCCGTCCAGAACGCATTGCCCTGCTGAATATAGACAACCGTGTCGTAATTATAAACCGTTTCGGCAACAACAACCGTTTCGGTCGCCAGCCAAGAGGTGTCTATATATAGCGTTTCACTGGCAATATAGACTGTGTCGGCAAGACTATCAAGATTAAGCACTGGCAAGCACAGTGTATCCCCGGCAATCACCACTGGGACGCAAGGCAACATCTGGACAAAGGGTTTACATCCTTCACACCCTACATCGGTTCTCGGTGGGTGTATCTTGTATTTCACAGCACAAATGGTGTCTGCATTATAATCGGCGGTATTGCCCCCTCGCCAACCTGTTCCAAACACTATCGCCGCCAAAAGACCTATGATTATAATCGCTCGCCTCATTTATCATCCTCCCCGTTGTGTATTTTCAAAAATTCCTCAAAATCTATTTCTTTCCATCTTACCTGCGGGTATCTATAAGGGCAATGCGCTGGCGTCCTCGCAGGCTCCGGCACCACCAATAGACAGGGTTCCTCACACTCCTCGCAGATATAGTAGTGCATATTTGCCCCTTATCTGATAGCATATTCAACCCTGATTCTGTAATGTCCCATATCTTTGGCGTCCAGCGTCCAGATACGCAACTCGTCCCCAGCGTCCAACTGCATACTCAACTGTCCACTATCACCATAACCGTCAGAACTGGACACTGCAAACGACCCGCTGGCGCCCGTGGTCTGGCAGTAATACTTGATGTCCACATCGCCGGTTGGGTGGTCGTCTGCGTATATCGTAATTCTGCGGATATAGACATTCTCCGGGAATCTGAACCGTATGTAATTATCATCTGGCAACCCGCCGGTCTCTCCGCTTGCCGTGGGGAATACCTCGTCGCTATCCAGATAATCGCTTGCGATTGCCGTCACGGAACCGCTACCGCCTCCCCCCGTGCAAATAGACAGACCATTCAGCACACCGGCGAACAACTGGTTATAACTTGGGAACTCCACCTCTATGCTTTGCAAATCTGACCATACAAAATCATCATCTGCGCTCCCCTTGGCGCCGACCTTGTAATATAGCACCACATTATCATAGGGATTGACCGACAAATCTGCGTGGACTTGCTCGTATAATACCTCGTGCATATTCGTCAGCACACGCCCCTCATTCTTTAACTCGCTGTCTGTTGGCGTGCTTTCCGAAGTATGCTTGAAAACCCACTTGATTTTATATTCTATCCCCGCCACATCTTGGGCGTCCCAGCCGATTATAATACCCAGTTTGCCGTGGCGGTTATATATCCCCGTTGGCGCCGTTGCAGTGCCACCTTCCAGCGCCCGCAACCGGGATGCTAACTCGTCAAGGGCGTCCCGGACATTATCGGGGACTGTATCCCAATCGTCAGTAGTTGTCGGAGAATAGGCAACATAGGAGCCATCACCAGATGCTTTGACTACTCTAATCCAGTTCGCAATCAAATCAAGAGCCTCACCTATATTGCTTGGTATAACCCCTACTCCACCAGTCCAATCGGGGGGGTCTGAAGGGTCATAGAGTATTTCAACCCCCTCGTGCTTGAGACTATCATCTGTCGCCAAGATATGCGCCTCTATATCTGCCGTCGCAAGCCCCAAGTCCGTGAACGGTTCTATATAACTCCACGACGCCCCGCCGTCAGTTGACCGCACCAACTTATAGGTTCCCACCTCTACATCTGCGGTGTAATAACTGTATCCCGACGCTCCAATAGGCGTTTCCACCAAATCTATTCCTTCGGACTCATCTTGATAATCTCCCGTCTCCACATCATACTTGACCACACGCAAGAGATTGTTTGGCGGGTTTATAAGCCCCGAAACGCCCCGGTATATAAACTTGACTGTCCTACTCAAACTTGCCATATTATAACCCCCTTATATTATACAATCTCATCTTCAAATCCGCAACCCGCAGCGCCCATAACTATGTCCACATCGGACGGTATCGGGTCAATAATCAACCGCACCGGCAAGACAGGATTATCATATAACTTGGCGCCAACAATCCGGAACTTGAAAGTATAACCACGATATTTGCCGGCAAAGTAATCAAGCCCAAGTGTATTGCCCAGCGCAACATTGACTTCAATCTCCGGTCTGTGATAATCTCCGGGCGGTGCGAAATATAACTTGTAGGTCGGGCGCAAATCATCATCAAGATGGCGTACGTTCTGCGTCAGGAACCGGGTCAACTGCGTATAATAACTCCAGCCCGCCGCCTGAACCTCTACATCCCAATATGGCTTGTATCCTCTTATCTTCTGCACTGTTCGCCTTGTAATTGTCTCATACGGCACTATGTCATAGACTATTTCCCACTGGTGTGGAGAGACCTTGAAGTATGGGCTTTTCAAAACAAACTCCTGCCGTCCGCCAGCGCCAACTATAATCAATTTCGGCTCCAGATAATTTGCCCGGTCGTGCGAAACATTATAAAGGATGTCCTCTAATATGTGCAAAGTCGGGTCGCTCATTATGTCCCCCTAAAATACTCTGTCTCTATCCGCAACATTGGATAATTGCCCGCATTTTCCGGCGAGGCGGTCAAACGCCGTATAATACCAATATTGTAAGCAGTATCACCAAGTATGCCTCGCTCCAGCACCACCTTATCACCTATCTTAATGTCTTCATACCCCCCCCACCACGGGATTTTGAGTTTATATCGCACACGATTTGCCCTGTATCGTGCCAAGACAAAATCCTCATAACTCAACTTTTCTGTGTCTTTCAATTCTGCGTCTTTGCCCAAATCGGGATATTCAATTTTCGCTGTCTGTCCCCAAATATATTTGCCGTCCATAACCTCGTGGACAATATCGCCCGATAATCGCCAAGTATTATGTCCCCAGCGCCGGTGCACAACCCACAAGCGCATCAGGTCTATATGGTGATAATCATATGTGATGTAGTGCAGTGCGTCCGTGTATTTAGACAACTCTGTCAACATTTCCGCAATAGGCTTTGGCTCGCTCCAGTTCACAAAGATATAATCATCGGTGGACTTATACCCCAGCGTGCCACCATACTGTTCAATATCAAGTAATGGTGTGCGCACTATCGGGGGCGCTGGGTCATCACTATGAGGGCGAATTAAGTCGTATATATGGCGATATATCTCCTCTATCGTAGGCATTCTGAAGATAAACGCAAATTTTTCCGGCGATGATTCCCACGCCTTGCGATAATCCCTCTGCGGTAGCCACGGTTCGCCTCTACTGTCATCATAGGGGAACGGATATGTCTTATTCAAGCGCTGCAAATCGCCAAAATAGTCGCCAAATCTATCAAAATATGTGGTCGCACCACGGCGAGGTGGAAACCAAACCTCATAAAACTTATACTGGCGCCCAGATAACTCACTTGCCCTGTCTATTCTCCGCCCCGTTGTATCATAACTATAAGCATCAAGATTTACGGGGGTTAGAGGGGCGTCCCCTATCCACCAGACTTGCTCATAACCAAACCCCGGCAAATACATATAGATTTGCTCATCCTTCAAACATCTATTTGTCCAGTGCGAGTCTATATCCTGTTCTACGGGCACCGCAAGGACAAACAATAAATACCAGCCCGGCTCTCCGCAAATATCAACCGGCGTTTCGTAGGTCTGCATTCCCCGAACCCAGCCGCTATAATAAACACCAGCCCCATAGCGGTTTTGAGGCACCACAGATGATACATCTTGATATTCCCACGGCAGGAACCCTATAATCCCTCGCCGTTTCTGCAAATACTTGACACCGAAATCAAAACACTCCAATCTAACTGTTCGCAGTGGGCTTATAGTTTCTGAAAGTTCAAAGTCAAGCGCCCCCAGATATACAGTCTTGCCCTCTTCGTTCACTATCTTAATTAGTAAGTATTCCTCAATCCAGCCCTCGTCAAACAATTTCCGCAATAATGTTATATCCTCGCTGGACAATGTATCACGCAGAACATTATAGGGGTCAAGCGTCCCCGTGTGATTGCCATATAACGGTGTGATATAGGGGGTCATAGCCCTGTCATAGTTCTCTAACTCCAACGATACCCGCCCAGCAACCGGATGATTGAGGCGAAATCTATCCTCCAGCACAACCTCTATTTCGGGATATTTGCGCACTCTATCTGTTATATCAACCCAATGCAGCGAGGACATATAAGAATATAGACTATCTCCGGGGTGTAAATCATACCGGGCGTTGATATATCTTGCCGGTATTATTGCCCTGCCTATGTAGATTTTGCCGATTCTCATTCACCAAATCTCCGATAGTATTTGGTCATCGCTGGCAAGACAGAATGTTCAAACAACTTATCGCCGTCCTCGCTTGTCCATATGATTCGCAAAGTATCAGGGAACCCCCCGATAATACCTCGCTGTTCTAATTTAGCGTCCAGCAATCGGTCAAAATTAACCTCTGGCATAACAACTTCTGGTTGGCGCTCACCAAGCAGTGCCAGCGTCGGGCGTGTGAACATCGCACCACCAGCGGCGGCGGTTATCGTGCCCCCGGCAAGACCGCCCTCGGCAAATAATGTTAACGGTGTTGCGGCGCCCCCTGTTCCCAATGTTGTCAGCAAGGAAATCACTATCTTTTGCGCTGCCAGTTTAACCAACTCTTGCTCAATCGTTTTGAATAATGCTTTGAAGGCGTCCCCTATATCCTGCGGTGCCATCAAAATGCGCTCCACAAAGGACTCCAACGGGCTTTGCAAACGCTCCTTAAACTCCGAACCTATATCCTGCATTGTCTCTTTTGTGTCCTCGGCAATCTCATCGTTCACCTCTTTTACGGTTTCGGGTAGCAATCCTAATTTCTTTTTGATGTTGTCTATTTCTCGTTTAACTGCATCCGCAAAATCTTGCTTTTCCACACGACCCCGCAACTCTTCAACGCTAATACCTAACTCGCTTGCTACTTCCGCCATCGCCGCCATCCGGGCTATTTCCCCCATAGAGATGCGTTCTACTTCCGATTTAACACCTTCCGCAACGCCCTGTCCTATTTTCTGCCCAGCCTGCAGCCCGGCGGATTTAAGGTCATCTTTGCTGTCTATAATACCACCATATATAGCTTCTGCCGCCTTTTCGCCTGCTTCCTGCGCTGGTTTAACGATATTCTCCTGAAACGACTCTTTAACTGCCTCTTTATTGCCTCGGATGATACTAACTATCTCACCTTTGGCGCCAAAAGTATCTTGGAACTGGTTTTTGACGCCATTTGTTATATTCTCCACATCCTCTTTAACCTTATCCCATTGCCCAGTAAAGATATGAACAAATAGACTACCAAAACTTTTAAGAACCGATTTAAGATTTCCAAAAGTATCCACGAAAAAGTCCCGGAAAACCCCTATCACACGCACCCAGCCACTTATAGAAAGACCAATAACATCACCAAGAAACCGCACCCAGCCGATAAACGATTTAACCGCTCCGATTACTACAATCATCGTCACCTTAATGACCTTAATTATCGTCTCTTTATGCTTCTGCAACCACTCCAGTGCCGACTGCACCGTCGGAAGGATATAATCTATCACATTGCTAATCACTACTTTGGCAAAGTCCCCTAACTGTTCCTTAATATCCCCTATCATCGCTTGGAACCGTGCCATCTTCCCGGCGGTTGTATTGCCCACGGCCTCGGCAAGCCCATCAAAATTCTGCGCCAGAATCTGTGTTATTAACTGCACCCGCTCCATACCTTTCGCCATCTGCAACTGCTTGCGCTGAGCGTCCGTTAGAACCACACCATATCTGGTCAGCGCACCGGCTCCCATAGTAATAGATTTGCCTACTATCGCTGCAACCTGCTGCAAATCCATATCTTTGCCAGCCTTTTTGAACGCCGCCGCCATATTCAAGATTTGCGGGGTCAATGTCTGTATTTCTTTGCCGGTCAACCCGAAAGTAGTTAGCATAGCCTGTGCGTGGATGACTTGCTCATCGCCATAGCCCGTTAACATCTGCAACGCCGATGCCTGTTCTAATAGTGCTTGTTTGGTCTCTTCGCTGGCGTCCCCTACATTGCGCAGTCCCTGTTCTAACTTGGCGACTGCTAACTCTTGCTCGTTAGACGCCCGAATAAAGTCCCCCACAGCATTAGTTATACCCCGCACTGCCATATAGGCACCACCAATCGCCGCACCAACCGCCGCAAATTTGCCGACCGTAGAACCCAGCGCAGACCCCAATTTGCCAAATAGACCACCGCCTTTGCCGGCAGCCTTGCCTACATCCGATACTGACTGCTCTGCCTTACCCGCCTTTTTCCGCAACTCATCTAATTCTTTCTGGAACTGGTCAAAATTTGCCTTCGCAGTGCCGCCGAGTTTCTCCAACTCGGCAATCATCTGCTGGATTTTATCGGGCAAATTCTTTAGATTTATATCGGCTTCTATGTTTATTTTGCCGACTGTCGCCATTTTGCAAATACCTCTTTTAGTCTGGCTATATACTCATCCTTATTTTGCTTCACCGCTTCGTCAAACGCTTGATATATTGCTGCCTTTTTCGTTTTTGCAAGCGCCTCGCCATATTTCTCTGCCAGTTTGTTATAGACACGCTGGAATTTTCTATACCCTTCTTTATCCCAGAACTGTATTTGCGTAATCTGGACAAATTCCGCCTTTCTATAATGCTTGAGATATAACGCCGTTATAGTCAACGGGGTTTGATAATACGCAACCTGCCAATCCCCTATTTTACCGTCTGTGATTTCGGGGAGATATTCCCACCAGCGGAACTCTTGATTTCTCGTTGAAGTTTTTCCATCGCCTCCTTCATCGCCCCCGAGAATAATAGATGCCCAGTTAAGAACCGCAGATTGTAAGCGAAAAAATCCACTAACACCTCCTGCATAAAAGATATAGGAAGTCCTTTATACTTGGAAATGTAGTTCTCCAACTCCTTTCTAACCGCTTTCCCTTCCTCTGGCGTCCAGAACCCCACATAATTCTTGTGAACAAGTGCCACTTCCGCAAAGTCTAAAAATCTTTCCTGTAAAAATAACCCAAGTTTGCCAGCATATTTAGTAAGTAAAAGGCGTTGAAAGTCCGCTGCAGTATCAACTTGTGCCGCAGTTATTTCGGGAATTCTAAATTTTAGACGCTTTTTCCCGTCAGTTAGAGTATAGGTCTTATTCAGAATGTCTTGCACATCTTTGTCCATATTGCCCTCCGGTTGCATTTATGGGGGCGGGTTTATCCCGCCCCCCCGTTATGTCATCAAGTCGTCAATGCACTATCCCAACCAGCAATGCTATACCCTTTGCCCGTTGGCGACAAGTCCGCAGTCTTGCCTGTAATATCCAGCCACAGCGCACTGGCGGGAACTACTGTGCCAAGCACGGAATCTGTCCACTCCTCATCCTGCGCAAGCGCCTTCAGGGTAATCTTGATGGTGATAGGCGTTTTGCCGTCCAGCGTCCGGTCGTAGTGGAATATCAACGATGCTCTTGGAATCCATAGACCGTCGGCAATGTTAACATCAGACAGGTCAGACATATCTGCCATATCGGGCAGGATTATCTGACACTGCACCTCTCTCATATTCACATTTGCCATAATAGCGGGCGGCACATCACCAGTGTAAGACCCTTCTGGCGAGAATATCAATTCTCGCAAATCTGTATCCTCTATCTGCATCAATTCAGCCATAATAGTCAACTCGTGCTTGTCTATATATTCCCGGATTAACGATATACTATTTGCCGCCTCTATACCGCCGGTCTCTATACCCCCAGCAACCTCTACGGACTTAACATACCCCAGATTGATAGGTGCAGTAGCACTATAAGGACGCTCCGTCTGCACTAATATAAACGGATAACCGACGGTTGCCTTTGTTCCATCATACGGTGTGAACGCCATTATATACCCCCTTGTTTAGGTTAATATTCTCTCACTCCGCCGACACCGACGAAATTGATTTCCACTCCAACACCATAAGGTTTCAAAATTATGTCAATATATTGACTGCCCTCGTAGATTATAGTCCCAACCCCATAGTCTCGGAACCCTTTCCCCAGCAGTCTATTGATTATTTTCTCCTTCAGTTCAAACACCTCGCCCCGATTGATATTCACATTGCCATATGTATGCACCATCGCTGTGATAGTGAAGTATATTCTCGCCTCATATACCCGTGGCGTGTTCGCAGGATATTCCCCCGCTTCTTCACGGCGGAAACCTATCACCACCAGCGGGGAATACCGACTGTATGCCTGTTCTATCTCTTCTATATTGCCGTTGTCTATGATAATATGTTTGGCGAGGTTTCTAACCTCGTCGTCCGCCTCTAACCAGTCTTTAATTGCTCGCAAAAGGTCATTTTCATTGTTATTCGTCATTTGGTTCTCCCGTGTTCAATCCACTCGGCAACGATTTTGCGTATTTTGTCTTCAAATTCCGGCAACACCACCAAGAACGGGCGTGCAGGTATATGTCTCGCCGGGACACCATACTGGTGATATATACCATATTCCACATTCGTGCCCACCGCAACCTTCAGACGCCCCTCTCTTGCATCGCCTTTATAGGCAATAGACTGATACAGGCGCCCTGTTCTTATCAATGTCCGTCCCTGCAGATATACCGGCACATTAGCACCACCTTTCTCCACCGTTATGTGCTTATATTTGCTTTCCAGCGCCCGTTTTGACGGTTTCCATTTGCGGGGGCGCCCCCCAACCTTGAAATTTTTGTGCGTCTCGTTCACCAGATACATCCCTATTGCGTGCATTAACGGGATTACTACCCGGGAACGATACATCAACTTGACCAGCCCCGTCAAATCTTGTTCTACCTTGACCGCCATTATATCATTCCTCGCTGTCTATCTCTGGGAACACATCCGGATTAAGGCGCCAGACACTATAATCGGGATCTGTGCGACTATCACTTGCCACAGACGGCGACACGGACGCAAGGCGCCTTATAGCGTCCTCATACTCCTTTAATATCTTGTTGACCTGCTCCAGATAATCAGATAATCCTTCGGCTCCAGCGCCCCGGAAGGACAGATATATATCTCTTGCCGATTTTAGCGCCTCCCAACGCCTCGCCATCGTATATATATCACCACTGGACAGGCTATCGGGCAGGTTGAACCTCGCCTTGATTTGGCTGTGCGCCCCGTCAAGGTAATACTGCGCCTCATCGTAGGTTATGGATGCCGACTCCCGGTCGTCTCCAACAGTCAAGCGCCCATCCAGCAAGCGCAGTTCGGTCTGCAAATCCTCTATGGTTGCGTATGCCATCTTGCCTCCGTTTAGGGGTTTTGGGGCGGGGCGTTAACCCCGCCCCATTATATCAACCCATTACGGGGTCACATCCAGCACATAGACCGCTTTCGGGCGGAACAGCACCGGCAGACCAACGCTGTGCTCCACAAGGATGGTCTTGCTCTTGGCATCCGTGATGATTTTCTCAGTGGCAAAGAACCCCGTCACGCCCTCGGCATCGTCATCGTCAATCGGTCCGGGAATCCAGCCCCACCAATCACTATTCCACTCCGGCACGAAGATAACGGTGTCGTCCGGGATATACTTATTGAACGAACCGGAACTATCTACATAGCCCTTGTCATAGACGACCACCTGCAGCCCCTCAATAGGCGGCAGTGAGCCAGAGAGCAATTTGCCACCGAACTGATATTTGGCGAGGTTCTGAATGGTGGTGTTCTTCAGGAGCCCCTGCTTGGTGGTGCTGTTCATAATCATATACGCTGGCGACAGCCCCGAATTCTGCTCAATCGTTGCCTTGACATCGGCAATATCACCGATAATATCAGTGGACGCAGTATACCACGATGCAGATGCATCCCCAGTATTGACGCCGAAATCAATCGTCTCACCACTGGGATAAGACAGTGTCCCGGTGCCAAGCATACCGGCGATAAGGGATTCCCAACCCCGGATAATATATCCGTGCAAGTCTTTGAGTTCCGCAGCCGCAAAGGTCGCCTTGGTTTCGGCGCTATCCAGACGCCCCAGTCTGCGCAGTTCGTCCCACATCTTGACATCAAGTGCTTTCACACGAGACAGATAAACCCACGGGGCGGTTTTGGTCTCACGAGACATCGTCTCCATAGATTCCCACTCGCCCCGCATAACCGGATTAGCCTTATCCCGCCCGTATTCTATTACATCCCAATATGCGGTTTTTGCCACAAGGGGCGTCTTTTTCGGGATATTCGCCCAGAATATATGCTCCTTCTCGTTGACCGGGAATTTCTCTATAATTGCGGTTAATGCTGCACTGGTAAGTCCAATAGTGGTTTCTCCTGCCATTATTATCCTCCTTGTTATCAGTTAATCGTTATTATTATACAAACACAATGTGTTTGAGGTCGCCTTTAATACGCCTGTCGGCAGACGGTTCAAGTTTGCTGCCGTCAACCACACCAGCGACCATCACACGAGCAGGATAACTCGCATTATCACCGGGCACATCTTCAAGCAGAATACCCACACACCAACCGTTAGCGTAGGTATAATCCGCCGTAATATTTTCGGTGTTGTCGGGTGCAGTCCCAAATACCAGATAATAATACCCAGAGTCGTAGTCTATATAACCCGACACACCAGTTCCCGATAGCATACCGTGTTCGTCATCGGCTATTTCAACCGATTCTCCTCCCACAGTCGCCGTGATAACCACAGTTCCCGGAACCGCTCGTTTGTTCGCCAAGAACCCTGTAAAGGTCTTGGTGGAGCCGTCACCAGTAGCAAGGACTTCATCATCCACATCGGTTGTCGCATATTTGACATAATGGGATTCGTCATAGGCTATGACCGTCCCCGCTTCATACCCATCGCTAACACCGGTTGTGTAAATTGTGAGTGTATCCTGCACAAGCCCCACATTGGTGTAAATAAATCCCGGGAAAGATTTGCTTGTAGTCTCCAGACTTGCTCTTGCCATCTTATACCTCCTCGTTGTTGTTTGCGGTTAATTAGACTTTACCAACCTTCTCCACCGCCTTATTGATGGCGGCGTTGATGTCCTCATCGTTATCCTTCCTCGGCACTTCAAATAAGCGCTCCTCCGTAAGGCTATTGTCCACAAGCCCGGCGAGGTCTTTCAGCGCCTCAAACATAATATCGTAGGCGTTGGTCTCCACAGTCTTACCCTGCTTGCGCTCCAATGTCAGACCTTTAAGGTCGCCATTCTGCTTCAACCGCCACAGGTCATCAAGCGCAAGCATAACAGGTTCACGGAGATAAGGGTAGCGCTCAAATAGCCTCGCCAGTTCCCGTTCCCTATCCTTTCTCGCCTGTTCGTCAAGCGCCTTGCGTGCCATTTCCAACTCTTTCTTCAAGCGCTCCACTTCCTCCAGCCGGATTTCGGGCGCCTGCTCTTTGGTGTTGTTAGTATTCTGGGTCTTCTCTGCCATAATTCCCTCCTTCTGGGTGTTTTCCTTGCTATTTTGGGGCGCTGTCTTCTCCTTTCCGCCGAACAGCGCCTTGATGTCGTTATACCATCGCTCCAGCGACATCATCAAGCGCTCAAATCCCCCCTGATTGACCAGCCTTGGCGAAGTGGTCAGGGCGAGGTGGTCAATATACGGCGCCGGTATCTGCACATCCAAACCCACATAATCATCGGCAGGTATGCCTATTGACCCGCCCGTGATTTCCTCACGGTCAATCTTGCCGACCACTTCCGGGTTGCCGATATATATATCAGCATACACAGCCCCGTCGGCTTCACGATGCACATCGTAGATATAGCCCACCGCTCCAGTCGTCTCCTGCGCAGTCGTCATCGGATGCGAAGATGCCCAAGTATCGGACGGCATAACAACCGGGGGTTTGCGCCCTGCCTCTATCATCGCTTTGGTGTTGGCTATAATGCGATTGATATAATCCTCGTCAATCTCCAGCGTTTGGTCGTCATATTTGTAGGTTCCGGGCGGCGGCAAAACCTTAATGCGGTATTTTCCCCCCTCGGAAAGCCCCTGCACATCCTCACGGGCAAAAGATAACGACATCTGCAACTTCTCTTTGGCGAGGTCTAATAATTGCCTCGCCGCATCGGCAATATCGGGTTGCGGCGTTGCACCTCTGCCACCACTTGCCGCAGATATACACGCACGCAGACCGGCAATATAGACCTCATCGCCGATGGCGAACGGATAACCCCAAGTCCCCTTGTTGTTAGGGTCGCCGTCTGGATTGACCGCAAGGAATCTATATTGGCAATACTCCGCCACATTATCACTCGGCACCGCAGCAACGGCTTTATTACCGTCCCACTGCCCAGTATTTATCTTGCCCGCTGCAATCTGCTTCTTTGCCCAACTCACCGCTCTACTGTTAAGTTTCCACGCCATATCAACCCCCTATTTTGACATTTTCTCTCCGACTTTGTAAACTATTTCACAGGGTTTCTACCCGTTTTGTTATCATATTTTCGTCAATCTGGCAAATAATTCCCCTCCAACCATCGCTTTGCCGGGTTGTGTGCAAATCCCGGGTCTGGTTGCGGCTCTTTCCCGTTGATTTTCGGCAATTCCTTGCTGGGTTCTACATTGTCCCACTTGGACACTAATTCCAACGAGCAACGGCAGTTGTAGCCACACGGGGGAGTCCATATATCCCATATCGGGTCATCAACTGGTGCTATATGTCCGTCCATTGCGGCGTGTTCCGGACGGGTGTTAGCGTCAAGCACCGAAGTATAGCGATAATAGGGGAATATTTGCCGCACAAAGTCGTTAGTCTCCATCACTTGCCACTTGCCGGCGTTGTAGGCTGTAGATAGGTTCGTGCGAAATACCGTCTCTATATGATACAGGTTCGTCAGTGTCAAGCCTGCCCGCTCAAATAGTTCCGTCTCCACATATCTTTGGAAAGTCTCCAGACTCCATCCTTCCTCAATCGCCTTAGTGATTGCCTGTTGCCATTTGCGCAGGGCATATTCCGACTCATAGCCTGCCACGGTAAATGCATATTGCCCTGTGGTCTCCAATATCCGCTCAAATTCCTCTTTGGACAACGGCACCAAGCCTCGGAAATAGTCAACTGCCTCCTCCGGTGTAATATCCTGCCAGAATATAGTGTCGTATATTTTGGGCGGCAGCGGATTCGCCAGTGATAACCGTTTTCGCTTGTTCACTAACTCCGCAGCATCCAGCATAACCTCTGCACTACCAAACAACTGGAACGCCGCAAATAGGCTGTTATAATACCGGCGCATTTTAGCCTGTATCTCCGCTGGGATTTCGTTTACATTCTGCAACTTCTTAAATGATTTCGCTTTCCTCGCCTGCTCCACAAACCATTGCTCCAGTGGTTTATAGGCAAGATTAACCGCCGTCTTGGTCTGCACCCGATATATCCGGTTGAGGCGCTTGTCTCGGTCAACCTGCTTCTGTCGCAATATCCTATGCACCTTATCCCCTGTGGCGAGGGTCAAACCTAACGACAACGCTCCCTCTTGCTGTTTGGGCTCCACAGACGAGGGCGGCGTTGTCTCTTTCTCCTCTCGGGGTAAGTTCAAGCGCTCCTCTATGCCCTTGACAATATCGTCTGTAATATAACCAAGCGAAACTGCCTGCTTGTAGATTTCCTGCAGAAAGTCTCTGTCTGCGTCTGATATTGGTGCAAACTCTATCTCATACTCCGGGAATTCGGCGCCAAAATTATATTCTGCAAACTTGTCAAGCCAGTATTTCTTCATTGCCCGCTTCAGCAATTCCCGGATGCCTTCTATATTCACCGCAAGCAAGTTCTGGCGCCCAGAATAGAGGGCATAACTGCCGTATTGACCCTCCAAAAGCACTTGGTCAGGCACCAGCAAGCCCAATAATATCCGCTTGTCCAGATAAGTCAGGAATTCCCGATAATCCGCCCCCTTGTCCTTCGTGCTGGACAGATATTCCTCAATCTGCCATATCGGGTTGCCGTTAGTATCCACCTCGTTCGGCATTGTAATAATGCTATTGCTCCGCAGTGTCTGTCCTATCTCCTCGGCGGTATCCTGATTCTCGTCCTTGATAACATTGCCTTCATCATCCAGCACCAGGCGAGGTGGGTATTTGATAACCACATTTAACCCGCCCCACTTCTCATAGAACCGTAGGACATCCAGCATTATCGTTTCCTTCGCAATCCAGAGGCTATATATAGACGCCGTATATGGCGTGCCGTAAAGATTGCCGTATTCGCTATTATATGCCCACACAAGCGCCTTTTCGGGCGGAATATTAACCGGGGCGCCCCAAGGGGTATGATACCGGAAGCCCCGAAAATCACCATTATCGTTGACCAGTATCTTCACCCGCCACTGTTCCGCCTCATTCCATTTGCGGACTGACAACATACCGTCTCTATTATCCCAGACCTTCTCCAGCGCACAGAACCCATATTCCAGCGCCCGCAAAGCCTCATCCACGAACCACAGCCAAGTGCGGTTAAGTTCCTCGTCAATTATCTCCGCAAATCCCTCATCCTCACTGGTTATTTCCCACTGGCTATTGACAATCGGGAATTTGATAACTGACAGCGCCGTCTTAACAACCGGGTCATTCGCAATCGCACGCAGTTTTTCCCACTCCAGATTGCGATATGTGGTTTCATAGCGTTGAGTATATTGCCGTATTAACTCATCCCGCAAATTTTTGAGGCTCTTGCCCATATATCCCTCACAAGGTTATATTTCGCCTCGCCACACCCCGCACAGTCGCTTTGGTGGTCGCCGTGCCGGCTATTAACACCGACAGCCCATACCTCATTGCGTCCATAGCGTGGTCATCCTGCTTGACCGGCTCATCCTTGCCCTCTTTCCAAGCATAGACGCCCAGTTCACGGATTGTATTCTCACATTCGGGCGTAATATACAACTGGCGCCCCTCAAACAATGCTTTCACTCGCTGGATTCCGAACATCACTTCACGGATTGCCGGCTGTCTGGTGGGTATTCCCGCCTTGCGCAATGCCGCCGAAAAGGTCGCAGCGCTGGGGTCATAGATAACTGCTTCTGCTCCCCCCATATTCGCACGGATATACTTGGCAACCTCATCATAGGTGCGTCCACGCTTGTAATACTCTCGGTATATGATATATTTGCCATCTGTCGTCTCACCTATCCACAGCAACGCCGTAGGATTTGTATATCCCACATCTGCACCAATGATAATCCGGCGGAATTTCGGCAGTTTCCCTCGCCAAATATGGACAGCCGGGTCAAACTCGTCATAAACAAGCCCTTCCCAACTCACGAAGTCCGCCATATACTGCTGGCGGAAATACTTTTCGGGCATTGTGCGGCGTGCTTCCTCTACGACCGCCGAATCTATAAACGGATTTTCCGCAGTATAGACCTTGATAACCTTTTTTATTGCGTTGACTTGCACCGCCTCATATAACCAGTTCTTACCTTTGGGCGTGGTTGTGATAAATATATGCCCCTGACCAAGCACAGGCGCAATCCCGATACGGTCTTTGGCGATGAGAAATACTTCTTCGGGCATCTGCGCTGCCTCGTCAAGGTGAACCCAGTCCAGTGTCAATCCTTCAAGACGCTGGGGCTTATCTGCACTACGGAATAATATCTTGCTATCTGTTGCTTCTATCTCCAGCGTCATATCTCCACGCTTGAGGGTATAATCTACGCCTAATTTCCGCAAAATCTCCTCATATTCCGGTATCACTACATCCCGCACCATAGGATATGTGGGGCTTATCACGGCACCAGTGGAGCGAGGATACCGCAAAGCATATAATATCCCCTTGACTACGCCAGCATAAGTCTTGCCCGAACGTACACCCCCCAGAAACAAGACTGGCGTCTCCTCGGCATTGACAAATAGCCGTTGCTTGCTATGTAGTGTTAGACTACTCACTATTATCCTCGCCGTCCACCTTGCGTATCGGTATCTCTTTTATCTCTATCGTTATATGCTTATGTTCTATTGGCTCACCTTCTTCATCTCGGCGGCGCCATATACCCAATGCTTCAAGTATTCTCGCTGCTGCCGTCCACTGCGGAGTTTTCTCGGCGTCCCTTATTCGCTTACCCAGAGCGGCGCCCCAGATTATCTGCAATAGCCTCTCCTCGCACTTGCTGTATCCTGCGGACAGGGCATTATATACCCGCCGTAATGATTTGCTGGTGCTGTCCTTCCCCTGCGACAATGCACGGGACAGGTAACTAATATCAACCCCCACTCGCAAGGCTATACCCCGCAAAGACATACCCATCTCCGCAAGGCGCTCCATCTCCGCAAGTTTCTCATCTGTTATTTTAGACCGACTTGCCATATCCCACCATTGATAAGAATTCTTGCCGACAAGATTCATTTTCCTTAAAGCATCCCAGCATAACAGATGTCACCATTACCGAGTTTTGTTTTGCCACCCCACGCGCTCGCATACATAAATGGACTCCTTCAACAATTACTCCGATACCTTTCGGCTCCAAGCACTCTATTATTGCTTCTGCAATCTGTTTAGTCATACGTTCTTGTATTTGCAACCGCCGAGAATAGATTTCAACAATCCGAGCCAACTTAGAAACTCCAATAATCCGTCCATTGGGGATATAACCAATATGGACACGCCCATAAAAAGGAATCATATGATGTTCACAAGTAGAAAAAAACTCTATATCTTTCAAAATTATCATTTCATCAATTGGGCTTTCAAATGTTTTACAAACCTTTTTGGGGTCCTGGTTATAACCGCTAAAAAGCTCACGCCAGGCATTTACAACCCTTTTAGGAGTTTCAATCAATCCCTCACGGGTTGGATCATCCCCCAAGTATGCAATAATATCCCTTATTTTATCTTCAACATCTTGTGTATTTGTAATGACAACCGCCATTTTGACCCCTTTTCTAAAACCTTCTCAACTGTTTCCTTTATATTTTTCATACAACAAGGTTGTAAAAAGTAATATTCAAAATCACTATCTAAATAAATATCTAAATCCTGTCCTTCATATACAACTTTCAACTCATCTCCTTTGCGAACCACCCATTTTTTATCAGAGTGTAAGATTTTAGGAGATACTGTTATCCAATCAATCCCCCTTTTTAATGGAATCGTCCCATTTGTCTCAATCGCTATATAATATCCAAGTTGTCTTAACCTCCGTAACAAAACAGAATCAATCTGTAAAGCAGGCTCCCCCCCCGTCAAAACAACAAAATCGGTCGGGTATTCTTTAACCGCAAATATAATATCATCAACACTCATAAACACACCTTCCCAATGGTTAGTATCACAAAATGGACACCGCAAATTACACCCCGAGAACCGAATAAATACAGCGGGGCGCCCTACCCAAAATCCTTCACCCTGCAAAGAATAGAAAATCTCATTTATCTTGTATCTCCCGCTCATAAATCGCTATATTCCCTTCTGATTCTTGAACTATACACTTATATGCTTGCGGAACTTGCTCTACTACCCATCTTGCCAAGTTCTCCGCCGTTGGATTAAAAGGCAAAACGTCATTCAAATTTTTATGGTCTAATTTATCGTGTATCCGTTTCTTGATCTTATTAAAATCTACTACCATTCCATTCTTATTCAATTGTTTCGCCCGACAAAAAATTGTTATTTTCCAATTATGCCCGTGTAAATTGGAGCATTTACTATTATAATCAAGTTTCAAACGATGACTACCCGCAATCTCAAATGTTTTTATTACTTCAAACATTCTCTATACCTCATATTTAGTGGGGTCAAGTAACCCCGCATCCCTAAAAGCCTGCTTTCTTTTTAGACAAGCAGGACACACCCCACAATGTAATGCTCCTCCATCATAACAACTCCATGTGCTATTATAATCAATTCCCAAACCAACACCAATCCGTATTAAATCAGATTTTCGTTTATCACTAAAAGGAGCACTTACCTTAATACGTCTATATGTCCCTAATTGCATCGCTACCGACATTGCTTCAATAAAATCTACCTTACTATCTGGGGATTGGTCTTCCCGATGATTGGCTATCATAACATATTGATAACCATATGACTCTGCGATTCCAGCCGCAACTGCCAAAAAGATACCATTACGAAATGGAACATTCACTTTTTTTACTGCATCAGTATCGCTTCTATTTTTAGGTATATCTCCTCCAGATAATAGTATACTACTCCTAAAAAACCTATCAAAAAAATCAAGATCAACTATCATATGCGCTATTCCCAACTTACTTGCATGATAAGACGCACATCTTAATTCATTGTTATTATTCTTAGAACAATAACGATACGATATCGCCAAACCTATCCTACTTACAAAAGCATACAAAAGTGTAATAGAATCAATCCCACCTGACAATATAATTACAGAATCCTTCTTCATGATATATTCTCCAGATACAATTGATACCCTACCCAGGACAGATAATTATATTGCCTTAAATGAGAACCATTGATACGTCCTTTTGATTTAACTACGAACTGCGCGATTTGACTTCCATAAAATTTACAAATCATTCTCCGATTTGCCGCTGCCAACCAAGTTTGGGAGTCAACACTATCAAATTTAAACTTAGTTAAATGCAACCCAGATGTAAATCCCAATCCGTGCACCTTCACCCCTTTTGAGTGAGCCTTATTTATCAATGTGGGTAAGATTTTTACTGGTGTTTTTTTAGTCGTCAACCCGGCAATGGCAACATAATCATAATCCTCAAGTAAATTATCAAAAAAATCAACCCTACAACTCGGATGCCAAACCGGTATACTTCTCCATCCTACCCGCTTCTCTAATCGTTCTCGCAATTTTATAGTTTCTTTAACTCCTATTATATCATAAACATCTACCTCAAAATAATGTCTAATCCCCAACTCCCGAACAAAATCGCCATACTTATCCACATAATCTTCCCAATCCATCCTTTTTTTACCCTTAATAAAAGTAAACCCCCCCGAGTCCAACATAAGATCCTTAAAAATACCTTTTTGATAAAACTCAACTTGCCATTTCTTCACTGTAAGAAAACTTTCTAACACATAAATATTCATTCGAGTTACCGCTTCATATACATTTTCACTCAAGGAAATACTTTTATCTTCAATAAATTGCCTAATCGCATCAGGATTAACCAAATCAAAATGGCTACCTAATGCTGCTATATACAACCTCATACCTCAAACTCCTTACCGCAATAAGGGCAAGTAATTTTCTTAGACCCCTTTCCCGTTGTCAGTTTAGATTCTTTAGTATCCAACAAATCATCAATATCTACATCCCCCAACATATCAAATCCTAAAAAATCCCGCCCAACATCCATATTATTTAATAGGTCTTCCAACACACCCCAATCCCAACTTGCTAACTCGGCTGACCTATTATCCAACAGTGACCGCTTAACCGACTCCATCTCGTCATCATCAACAAAAACCACCCATGCCGTTTCCCAACCTAACCGACGCATTGCTTCTAATCGCCCATTACCCACAACAACTACATTATCCATTTCCCTAACCACCAAAGGGGCATGCTGACCAAACAATTCTAAAGAGTTCATCACCGTTTTAATATTCCTTTCGTCGTGACGGCGTGCATTCTGGGGGTCAAATTTGAGTTTCTCCAGCGGATAGGCTTTATTCTCGCCGACAATCGCCATATATTCCTCCATTTTACGTCTATAATATAATAATTTTTGCGGAAAAGTCAAGAGGGAGCGTCCATAATGATGGACGGATAATAATAACCCCCGATAGCACGGGGGCTTGTCTGGTGGGAGACAGGATTTGAACCTGCAAACCTCCGCCCCTAACCGCAAAATATATCAATATATTCTGCAGGGGCAGGCGCCCTTGGAGCCCAATTCCCCACTCTGGCACTCCCACCGGGGGAGTCCTACTCGGTAGTCTGGCTACCTTTCGGACTCTAAATATATAATAAGCACAATTGTCATCCTGTCAAGCCCCTGCGTCCATAATGATGGACTTGCCTTCCGTCCGCAGTGTGCTATACTCCACTCCTTCCGTAATCACTGTCTCGCTGGTCTT